AATTACATTAAGATAATTACATTAAGATAATTACATTAAGATAATTACATTAAGATAATTACATTAAGATAATTACATTAAGATAATTACATTAAGATAAAAGCATTTTTTATTCCTTTAAACATTGCTGTGTACCACATTGCTTTGAATGAATTATATAATTTTTTATTTTCACTTTTTTTATATATATTTTTAATATAAGTAACCACTTTTTTTGTATCTTTATCAATTTTATTATCTATTTTTTTATGTAATAAAATAACTGGTCTTGTTTTATTTGCATCTCTTAATTTTATTTCAATTTCGATATCATTTATTTTTCTACTTAATACATAATGAATATTTGCAACATTATTTGTTCCTCTTTTTTCTTCATATGTAAAACCATTTTGTGAAAAATATGAAATCATTTTTAATAAATCATCTTCTGTCATATCTTCTATTCCAATAATAATATCAACATCTGATTCATATGGTAAATTCATATTTGCTGAATAAGATGACGCTGGAATAAGTTCTGTTTTTTTTTTAATTGGAATATTTTTCATTAATTCATTTAATTCTTTCATTATTTTATCAACGGTTGATTTTATTTTTTTATTATATTCATTTCTTTGTTTATCAAATTCTTCAATTTCTTGTTTATATTTCTTTTTACAATATCGAATTAATTCTTTTAATATTTTATTACTTCTTTTAATTGCTTCATTCAATGAATAAACATTAATATTACTATAATAATCTAATAATGAATTATCTAATTTATCATTCATATAACTTAAATAAATAAAATAAAATTAACCAAAAAAGTCGTCAAAAATAGACATTTCTGTTTCTTCATCTAATTTATCAACATCCCTACTCATATATTCATCAAAAACATCAGTATTTTCTTCTTCATTACTATTATGAAATTTATATCCATTATATTCACAAATTTTTTTCCATATTTTATGTTGTTCCCTAAGTTTTTCTGGACTTTTAAGAAGTGGAAAATAACGTTTAAATTCATTTTTATGTAATAATTCAAAAATTTTATGTAAAACAAAAGAATAACTAAGAAAATTTTTCCTATCTTTCGGACAAAATTTTATAAATGGTTCCTGTATATCACGAAATATTTGCTTTATTTTATTCTCTAAATCTCTACTTATTATTGGAGCAGGAACTCCTGTTATTGTTGATATTATATGAGGAATATGTTCGTAATATTGATGTAATCGTAATTTTTTTAATATATATTTCATTTGAATAATTGACATTTTATTTGGATCTAATTTATTCTTTTTAATTTCATTCACTACGCTTGTATAAACATCTGTTGGTATTTCTGTTGTTTCTTTTGCTTGGAATTGATTTAACCATTCTACTAAATGATTCATACGTTTATAAGGATAGGATGGTTTTTCATTTAATGAATCTTTATAACTTGATGTTTCATTATCCATATAAATAAATTCTGTTTCACCACAACGAGGACAAACATAATATCCATCTGATTGGATTAATGTTTTTTCTATTTTACATACAGAACAAACACGAATAATACTTTTTTTCTTTATAAAATTTTCACCAGCAACTATTTTTGTATATTCATCAAGTAATGTTGCACTTTTTGATATACTAATTTCTTTATCGGAATTAAAATATTCAACAATAGATTTTTGTGCTGTGTATTCATCTAAATTTTTAATCCTCGTTTTTGGAATTTTTTTTATTTTTTTTTCAATTTCATTAGTTTCTTCTATTGTTTCTCTTTTTTGAGGAATAATATACATTCCGGCATAATATTCTAATAAAATATCATTAACTTTTTCATAATATTCAGTTTCGTCATAACAATTATTAATATTATCAATATCGTTCTTGATATTTTTTATTTTTCCTTTTAATTCTGCACGATGTTTAATTTCGTTATCTGTAAAATCTTTCATATTTAATTCTTCTATCCCTTTTAATTCTTCTTTGTATTTTTCTAATATTTCTTTTAATATCGGAATTGATTTTTTTTGCTTTTCAAATTGCTCTATTATTTTATTGTGTTTATCATTTAACGTCTCAAATTTCGTTGAATATTTTATTTTATCCGGTTTATATTTAAACATTAATTACTAATATTCAAAACTTCTTAAATGGAAATTATTAATCTTTTGTCGAATATCATTAAAAACGCATATTTTTTTTCAAAAGTGTATAGAAAATTATTTTTCTTTGTTTGTTGTATAAAAACAATATGGGAGGAGGTTTAATGCAACTCGTTGCTTATGGTGCTCAGGATGTTTATCTAACTGGAACACCGCAAATTACATTCTTTAAAGTCGTTTATAGACGACATACAAATTTCTCGATTGAAACTATCGAACAAGTTTTTTCCGGACAAACTGATTTTGATCGTCAAGCAACTGCAACCATTCTTCGTAGTGGTGATTTAGCATTCTCGATGTATCTACAAATCACAATGTCTGCTGTTACAACAACAAATAAGGCTTCTGGAAAGTTTGCATGGGTTCGTCGTCTTGGACATGCACTTCTAAAACAAATGGATCTTGAAATTGGAGGTTCTCGTATCGATCGTCAATTTGGTACATGGTTGGATGTTTGGTATGAACTTACACACAAAGATAACCAAGAACGTGGTTATAATAAGATGGTTGGTGATGTTGCAGAAATGACTGAACTCGTTTCAGCAACTGGAACAACCTACAAGAATGCATACACAATGTATGTTCCGCTTCAATATTGGTTCAATCGTAATTCTGGACTCGCTCTTCCTCTACTCGCTTTACAATATCACGAAGTTCGACTCAAGATTGACTTTAATAGTGCATTAAGTTGCGTTTGTTACACTGGAACTGCACCAACTGGTCTTTCTATTAACGAATGCATTATGTTAATTGATTATGTTTTCCTTGATTCGGAAGAAAGACGTCGTTTTGCACAAGTTGGACACGAATACCTAATTGAACAAGTTCAAAATACCGGAGAACAAGCAGTAACCGTTACATCCAGTTCAACTACAACAAGTCGTTACAAACTCGACTTCAATCATCCATCCAAAGAACTCATTTGGCTTCTTAAAGGTGGAAACTTTACCTATGGTTACACATTCTTACAATATTACCATGATAATTCAGATGCCGGAGTAACCAATTGGAGAGATTCAGCAGCTCAAAATCTTGCATGGGGTATGTTCCAAATTGATGCATACACTGCTTCCCCAACAATTAATGTTGCAGATTATGGTTCATATGCAACTACATCCGTTGCTGCACGTGGTGATACTACACACACAGTTATTATCGATGTTGTTACTGCCGATTCAAGTATTGCATGGGATTCAACCAATAGTTATTGGACTTATGGTGGTGTTGCTAAGAATAAGATTGAAATGTTACAAGATGTTCTTTATATGACAACCCCTGCATACAATCTTGGTGATAAAATTGATAAACTAATTTTAACAATTGCTTATGCTTCTGGTGCTGTTTATATTACTGCAATTTCCGTTGTAACACACACACTCACAATGAGAGATATTTCAATTCCTCTTAATTCAAGTCTTTGGACTGACAATCGTGTCGCCGCCGGATATAATAATGATGTTGTCGTTCATCAATATAATAATTATGGTGTTCTTCTTGATGGTTCTGGTAATCCGATTCAAACAGCAAAAATCCAACTCAATGGACACGATCGTTTCGACGAACGTGCCGGTGATTACTTCAATTACGTCCAACCTTATCAATGCCATACACATACACCAGCAGATGGACTTTGCCTCTACTCATTCGCTCTACATCCGGAAGAACATCAACCATCCGGTTCCGCTAACTTGTCTCGTATCGATACTACAATGCTCAACCTTAACTTCTGGGATCCAACTTACACTGCATCTACTCTTCCATCTCTCAATTTCTTCAACTCTTACACTCAACTCTATCTTTATGACTTCTCATACAATGTTCTTAGAGTGATGTCGGGTATGGCTGGCTTGGCTTATTCAAATTGACGGAAAAATTCCACATACAATATTATATTTATTATATTTTTTTTTTATTAATTATTTTGTATTTACTAATAAATATAAAATTTAATATATTATCTTTATTTTTTTTTGGATTTATTTATAAATAAAAATTATTTTTCTGTTTTTGTATCTTCTCTATATTTTCTTTGTAGTTCTGTTTTTCTTGCTCGTTTTTCTTCTGTTGTCATTGGTGGTTTGGTTCGAATCATAGTTTTACCTTTTCCCATATCTTCTTTTGATTTTCCATTATGATTTCTTCTATATCGTTTATCTGCCTCAATTAACTTATATAAATCTTCTCCTAATTCCACTTTTTGTTTGTTTCTTGTTTCTTGTTGTTTAATTCTATTATATTCTTTTAATTCTTTCTCTGTTTTCATTTTTTTTTCTTCTATAATATCATCTTCTAAATTCATTTCTTTATTTTTTTTTTCACTTAGTTCAAAAATATCATCCAATTCATTTGTATCTCCATAATTAACTTTTTGTTTTGAACCAATAATTTTTGTATCTATTTTTTGTAATTCATTATATATTTCATCATCCATATAATCATTGATTTCATCTGTTTCATCCATTATTTTTTCTTCACTTGTTTCATCTTTTATTTTATTTATTTCTTCTGGTATTTTTTCATTTATTTCATTATTTATATATTTTAATTCTTCTCGCAAATATGTTTTAATGTTTTGTAACATATATTCTTCATCTTTAAAATTATTAATTCCATGTGTTTTACTTATTTGTATTGCTTTCATTATTATCTTCTCAAATGTATAATTTTTTTTAATTTTATTACAATTATAACAACATGGAGCACAATTTCCTAAAAAATATCCTTTTGTATTATCAATTCGATCAATTCCATTAAAATTTTTATCATCAGTTTCTTTACCACAAATATAACAATTCATCAACATTAAATTATAAAAATTACTTCTTAATATATCAAATTCTAAATGTTTTTTATCTGCTCGATTTTTATATGTTGTATATGAAACAGCATAATAATCTTTAAAACAATCCGAAAAATCAATGTCATTTTCTTTTAATAATCCAATATGTGCTACAATATGTTTCATTTTTTTGATAAATGTTTCTTCATTATCAGCACATTTCATTAAATTACACATTGTGCAACAACTTACACAATTTTCAATCGTGTAACCTTCTTTGTTATTTTTTCGA